TCTGGGGCGACGACGACACCACGCAGAAGGCCGCTTGATGTCACCTGGAATTCGCAGCGTCGTCCTTTGGAGCGCCCTTGGGTTCGGACTCTCCGAATATTGCGTAGCCGTGAATTTTCTCGGCGATGCTGGCCGACAGCACGATCAGGAACAGGAACAGCAACGCAACCATCGCTCCGATGATCCACCAGGGAATTGCGTGCTCCGCGACCGCGGCACTGATGGCTTCTGCTTGATCCGTTGGAATACCCAATGCGCCGCATTTGTGCGTGATCACGATTTGCGCCTCGGCTATTCCGAAATCGAACGTGCTGATGGCGGTCACCCAGAGAAAGCACGTGAAAATTACCCACGGCACAACGACCTTGAATATCTGAGGCGCTCTGATCGCGGACACGAGCAGCCCGATTATTCCGGCTGTAAGTATTGGGTAAGCAACGAATTCCAAGAATCGCTCCATAACGGCCTCCGGTGTGAGTTGTAGACGTCAGACATCTACAGCCTAGCACCGTGAGGCCGTTTTCGTTCTGCCCGCCGCGGGGAAGTGGCGGGGAAGTGGGGAAATAGGGAAGTTGTGAACTTGTGCACATGTAAAAAATTTTGACCGAAGTTGGCTTTCCGAATCAATCCGAACGGTTCGGAATAAGTGGGAAATGGGTAAATGAATCAGCCGCAGCTGTTTCACGAGGACATCTGGCAAGCGCTCACGGATTGCGTCCGTGCGCTCGGCGGGGCCAAGGTTCTAGGTCATCGCATGCGCCCACAACTCGACCCCCAGGACGCCGGCCGCTGGCTTCTCGACTGTCTCAACCCGGCGCGCAAAGACAAGCTCGATCTTGAGCAGATCATTTTCATTCTGACCGAAGCACGCGACGTTGGCTGCCATGCCGGCATGGCGTACCTATGCCAAGTCACTGGCTACGCGCCGCCGCTACCGGTTGAGCCTGAAGACGAACAAGCCTCGCTCATGCGCGAGTTCATAGAGGCGAATCGCGAGCAGTCTGCGCGCTCCGCACGCATTGAAGCATTAGCCGCTCGATTGACGAGGAAACGGTAATGCACTCCCGCACCGAATCCGGCATCCCATTGGACTGGCACGACGTGCTGCGAATTCACCGCGCGAATATCGCCGAATCGGCAAGGCTGCGGAATCTTGAGCACGTCAACGAAGCATTGAAGCTGTTGGATCGCCAGCCCACGCCAGAGGAAATCGCGGCGGCTGAGCTGGTTTTGAGTCAACCGCCAAAAGAGAAGTGAGCAATGGCTGGGGATTGGATCAAAATGCGCGGCGCGTTAATCGATCACCCTAAGGTGATTGCCATGTGCCGAGCGCTAATGGCGACGCGCGAATTCCGTGAATGGCTTACCCCAGGAGGCTCCGGCCACGAGAACGGCCAAATCGTCTCAACTCACGCGTTACGGTGCGTTACCACGGCGTTACTCATGCGTTGCTGGTCCGTTGCACGCGAGCACGGAAAATTCGTCGGCGATGACCTTGTTTTGCAGCACTCGACTATCTCAGACATTGATGAGATGGCTGGCGCACCTGGGGTTGGCCGCGCTATGCAAACTATAGGATGGGCACTAGATGCAAACGGGTTGACCCTACCAAACTTCATAGAATTCAACGTTCCACTGACGAATGCGGAAAAACAGGCCGATTATCGCGCACGCCAAAAAGCGTTACAGCATGAAGGAAAAACGTTACCAACGCGTAGTAACGAAAAAGCGCAAAACGTTACCACTAGAGAAGAGAAGAGAAGAGAAGAGAATAAAGAGCAAGAGCATGTGCAGCGAGCTGCACGATTCAAAGAATTTTGGGAAGCGTACCCGAGCAAGAAGGGCAAGAAGCCTGCTCGCGAAAAGTGGCAGGCGAAAAAACTCGATGAGCTAGCCGATACGATCATCGCTGACGTGAAGGCGAGGGCAGAGCAAGATCGCTCGTGGCGCGATGGTTTTGTTCCGAATCCGGCCACGTACCTGCACCAAGAACGCTGGACCGACGAAATCCAGCGCGCGAATGTGATCCAGCGCCCCGTCGCTACTGACGGCCAATCACCAGCCGCAACGCGGAGGCTCGCATGAGCGAGATTCGCGTCCCGCCGCACTCGCTCGACGCCGAGCAAGCCGTGCTCGGCGGGCTGATGCTCTCGGAAACGGCGCTTGATCGCGTGGCCTCCGTGATTGTGGAGGAAGATTTCTACCGCAAAGATCACAGGCTTATATTCCGGTCGATCAGCGAACTGGACGCTAGGGGCCAGCCATACGACGCTGTAACGCTTGGTGAGTGGTTTGAGGCGAAAGGCTTGGTGCAGCTTGTGGGCGGCACGAGCTACATCATCCAGCTTGCAAACAACACCCCAAGCGTCGCAAACATCGTGGCGCATGCGCGGATTGTCCGCGACAAATCCACGCTGCGAAAAATGATCGACGCCGGCACCGGCATCGTCGGCGATGGGTTTCAACCGAACGGGCGCAGCGCGCAGGAAATCCTGGATGAAACCATCGTGCGCCTGATGGCAATGCAGCGGATCGAGGCGCAGGCCGAGTACACCGCCAAACAAGCGGCGAAAAAGGCATACGAACATCTGACTGCAGCGCACTCGAACGGCGGTGCTCTGAACACGATTCCGACCGGGCTTGCTGATTTGGACAAGTTACTCGGCGGCTTCCACCCAGGCGACCTGATCGTGATCGGCGCGCGCGCGGCCATGGGCAAGACCGCAATGCTGACCGGTCTTGCTCTGCATGCCACGCACAAGGGTAAGCCAGTAGGGCTTATCTCTGGTGAGCAGCCGGCCGAGCAAATGGCCGCGCGCATGATGGCTCTCGCCGGCAACGTGGACGCGACGAAATTCCGCACAGGTCAGTTCGAGGAATGGGAGTGGCCGCGAGTCACGCAGGCGTTCACGACCGTAGCGGCGGCTCCGATGTGGATTCTGGATCGCAGCTCACCGTCGATCACAGAGGTTCAGCGCGTAGCGCGGCGCTGGAAGCAACAACACAAGATCGAGGCGCTTTACGTCGACTACCTGCAGCGCCTAGACGCTCCCGGCGAGCGTCGTTGGGAATCCGTTGGCGTCGCCGTGCGCGGCCTGAAGAATCTTGCCCGCGATCTGAACATTCCCGTCATCGTTTTGGCGCAGGTTTCGCGGCAGGTTGAGACGCGCAAGGTTCCGGAACCGCGTATGGGCGACTTGAGCGATTCCAGCGAAATCGAAAAAGAAGCCGACCAGGTTTTGATGCTGTACCGCGAGGAATATTACGACCCGACGTCTGACAAAAAAGGCATTGCGAAAATCATCATCGAGAAGAATCGCCACGGTCAAACAGGGTTCATTGAGGTTGCGTGGATAGGCAACACGATGCGGTTCGCCAACTTGGCGGATGTGGCGTAATGGTTACATGTGGAACAAATGGAAAAGTATAAAGTGACTCCATCAGAGGAAGCCAAACTTAGCAAGTCCGACCGACAGGCATGGATCGCCTACGTCTCGCCACGTATGGCCGCGAGCTTGTCGCGCATGGACGACGAAGCTATCGCGCGGACGTGGCCGACAATGGGCCGCGATTATCAAACCGCAGTGTGGCCGCTGCTGAGCGCCGAGGATCAAGCGCGAGTGCGCAAGGTGAGGGCGGGATGAATTCGGTCATGATTAAACGAAAGCGGTGCAAGTATGAAATATATAACGATCACTTCCAGAACTATCGTAGATACGGCTTGCCAAAGGCGCAGCTTGTGATTGCGGATATTCCCTACAACGTCGGCAATAACGCCTATGGGTCCAGCCCGCAATGGTATGTCGGCGGTGAAATCAAGAACGGCCAGAGCAAGCTGGCTGGCGCGCAGTTTTTTGATACTGATGCCAATTTCAACATTAACGAGTTCATGCATTTCTGTTCGACGCTGCTTGTGAAAGAGCCGAAGGAAACGGGGAGGGCGCCCTGCATGATTGTCTTTTGCTCCCATATGCAGCAGTTCGGATTGATAGAGCTGGCGCAGAAGTATGGATTTAAAGGGAGCATACCGATGGTTTTTTACAAGAATTTTTCGCCTCAGGTGCTTAAGGCAAACATGCGGATTGTCGGGAACTGTGAGTACGCCATTTTGTTTTATCGGGACAAGCTCCCGAAATTCAACAACGGCGGTCGCATGGTGTTCAACGCCATGCCGTGGCCGAGAGAATCGGGCGGGAAAATTCACCCGACGCAAAAACCTGTATTGCTGCTGCAGCAGCTTATCGCTTTGTTCACCGACCCAGGGGAAGTTGTGATCGACCCTGTTTGTGGGAGTGGGTCTACGATCATCGCCGCGAAGAAATCCGAGCGCAGCGGATACGGGTTTGAGATTAAGAAGGACTTTTATAGCGCGGCGTGTGCGTGGCTTGAACGCGAAGGCGCACAGGGCAGGCTAATAGCATGAGCTTCATCGAAGATTTTGCAAACGCCAAGGCGCGCTATGAATCAGTACACGGGCCAGGCAGTTTCATGGGGAAGAAAGTTCATCGTCAGCATTGGGTAGCGATTGAGACGGCTAAGCGTATTGAGCGTGTCCGTGCGGAAGGGATGCCGCTATGGCGTCGTGTGCTGTCTCGGTTCGGCATCAAGGCAATGGTGCGCTGATGCCAGACATCGCCATGTGCCAATCCGCAACATGCCCAAGCCGGCATATCTGCCATCGCTACATGGCGATGCCGGGCATGCATCAGGCATACATGGACTTCGAATCGACGCGTGCCGGCCGCGAACGCTGCGACGACTTCATTCGCTCGCTCGGCAAATTCGTCGCTGACTTGGCCGGCGATTTGGACGCGCTGCTGTGAGCGTAAAACTCAAACGCGCAGTAAAGCAGCGCAAGCCGATCTATTTTAAGGTCGAGAAACTCGTACGTCCTGGAACGGGCGAAGAAGTTGGCGCGCTGGTGCCGTTGTCGCAGTGGGACGCGCAAGCGATGCGCGCGAGGAAATATCGGACGAATACAGAAGTTCGCGCAGTGCTCACGAAGCCGCGCAACGGATGGATGCTGCGGATCACGCATGCGCTCGGCGGGCTGGCTGTTGCTAATGTCGAGGGTTTCGAGCACTTCGGAGAAGACAACCATGGAGCGTTCAAGGAACTGCAGAAACGCTCTGGCCTTTGTTGCGATGAAATGCGGCTTGACCTTGGCACGCTCGGAATAGTTCCGGTCAAAGTTGCGCAGTCGATCGCTTATGACGAAATGGAAGATGAGGATTTCAATAAGCTCGCGCTGGGTGTGTGCTCATACATCCGTGACGAGTTCAAAGGCGTGCCGCCTGAAGAATTAGAGGCGATCATCGTCAAGATTGAGGAGCAAAACGCGTGAGCGTTACGCGCTTCCGTTCGCCTGAATTACTGGGCTTGGCAGCCGACGAAACATGCACGATACGGCTGCCTGGGTGCCAGCAAGGCCCATGCGTGAGTGCCCATAGTAATCAGGCAAAGCATGGCAAGGGACGCGGCGTGAAGGCCGACGATTGTTTCATCGCGCATGCCTGCGATGCGTGTCACCGCGAGATTGATCAAGGCCACAAGCTCACGCGAGAAGAAAAGTTTGCGGCATGGGAGCGCGGCCACATTGAAACGCTGCCACGTTTGTTCCGCGCGCTTATGCGTCCAATCGAACAACGACCGCGCACTCGCGAGCGCGTTGGCAGCAATCTGTCATCGTCAAAAATCGTCCCTCGGAGAGTTGCATGAACGAAGAAACCGACCTCCTCTCCTGTCGAATGAAATGCTGCCTTGATTGTCGCGAGTGGAAGCCGCTCGAAGAATTCAACTTGCGCAAGCGCGGTGCTGGCATGGGGCGGCTTAGCTACTGCAAGCCATGTTCGCTGGAGCGGTGGAGAATACGGAACGAAAAACGCAAGGTAAAGCGCGAGGGCTCGGCGTTCGCGAACCGCATACCGGATGACACGTCAGAAGATTACGTCCAGCACGCTTTCCTGTATTTGCAGCAACGCAAGTTTCATCTTGTGGGCTTGGCCATATCGCAAGCGCCGGAAAAGCTAAGACCGAAGATCAAGCGCGAGTTGGTTGCGCTGGCGAGGGCCGCGTGACACGTCGCGCCGCACGAGTCGACGCTAACCAGCCGGAGATATTCGCGCTCTGGCGTAGCCTGGGCGTGCTCGTCACGGATACATCACGCTTCGGCGAAGGCTTCCCGGACTGCATGCTGGCCTATCGCGGCAGGTTGTTGCTAGCCGAAATTAAACATGGAGCAAATGGTCTGACCGGCTCGCAGCAGATTTTCCATCGCCAGCATGAGACGCACGGGATCGTCATTCCGATTGTCCGCAACGAATCAGATGCCCTGGCATTGATCGGGGCGCGGAGAGCGGCGTGAGCATTGAATCTGAGCTGCTGGACTGCATGCTCAGATTGGGGCTATCGGATCATCGGTCAAAGATCCTTGCGGCTGATTGGGCTGCTGTATTGGGACCGATGCTTGAACGCGAGCGCGCGGAGCGCGCAGTGCGGGACTTGTTCTATGTCAAGCCGCGCGTCGAACTGGCCCAGCAGTTGGGTATTCACCGCTCGACCGTTTATCGGCGACATGAAAAATTGTCGCAAGCACAGGCTGACGACGCGACAAAAGTTGCGTAAATAGAAATGCAGGCTGCGAGTGGGGGTCTGCAAATGTCAGGCGATTGGTTATTGCGCGGGCGAGACTTGGACCAGCGCTATGCGCGGTTCGCAAAGACACTTCTGACGGATCAGGAAATCTGGAATCTAGCCAAGGCCGGCATAGTGTGCGACGGCGACCCACGTATCGCCATGATGTTGTGGCTCACGTCCAGGTCGCAAACCTTGGCCTATGCAATCGAAATCAAGGAATGGGCTTTGATGGTTGGCGGCGGCATTACCCGCGCCATGTACAAACCCAGGGGCGGGAAACGGCGCCGGCAGTATTCCGAGATCGAAAACCCGAACGTACTCAGGCAAGCGTCACTTGACGGCGCGGCAATTGCCATGTTCGGCCCGCTGCACGTCCCCGCGCTGTTCGAGCGTCGCAAGCAATTCAACGTCGATGAACGCACCTATCGCAAAGTGCGTGACTTCGTATGGGGCGTTGCGGCAACACTGGTCGCCAATTACGACTTCGCACTGGATTACGCCTGGGGCAATGTCCGCAGCAGGGTATGCGATTCCATCATTGAATCCCTTAGCCCCGAGCTGGCGAATGACAGTGATATGTTCCGAGGGGAAAGTGAAGAAATCCCCAATTACAAATTAGCTTCAGGCTGCGCATTGACTCCGCCCGCTCCGGCGAGCGACAGCGTCGAAGCGTGGCAAGAAGAATAATCCGGCACAGCCTCCGACCGCCCGCGCACCGAAATGACACCCGTGGGTCGCGGTCACGCCATAACTGGCCGGATAGGTATTGCCGGCCATACCACAAAAGACCGGACCAACTTTTCACGCGAGGTCGTCATGTCTGCAAAACGGGCGACGTCGTTTGCTCACACGTTCAACGTGCAGCTTTACGGCTGGAGCGTGTTTCTGTTCGTCGAGCGTGACAAGTACGCCCGATTCGCATCGCGCCGAACCGGTACACCAATCGCTGAGCGGCGCGCTGAGGCCGCTGATTCGGATGGCCTGACGCTGTGCCGCAAGGATGCGCATGAGCTGGTAATCGCCATTTTCGACGGCGAACCCGGAACCCTTGCCCACGAGGCAACGCATGCGGCTTTCTACATTCTCACAGGTGCAGGCGTGAAGCTGACATCCGACAACGATGAACCTCTCGCGTATCTCGTCGGATACATCGTCGACGAGTGCATTCCGTCGATAGTGAAGACCTGGAAAACGCGGAAATGAATCCAGATCAGCAGCTTGGGGCGCTCATTGCTCGCGTCGACGCGCTCGAAAAAATGGATGAGCGAATCGACGGAAAGCTGACTGTGCTGCAAGAGGATATTTCAGAAATCAAGGTGACGCTGGCACACGCTAGCGGCTCGTGGCGCGCGCTGGTGGCGATGGGTAGCATCATCGCCGCGGTGGCCGGTGCTGCTGGCGCGTGGGTGCACGCGTGGTTCGGCAAGCCATGAGTCAGACTCGGCTTGGTTCGTTCGTCGAGAGTTGGGCGAACATCATCGTTGGCTTCTCGATCAATTTCGTGGCCAATATGTTGATTCTTCCGGCATTCGGCTTCACGAGCCTTACGCTTAAGTCGAATTTCGTCATTGGCCTGCTCTACACCGTTATTTCGCTGGTGCGCAGCTTCGTGCTGCGGCGCTGGTTCAATGGGTTGCGCTGGGGGAACAAGTGAGCACGCTTCCCAGCGATGCCAAGGAGCGCGAGCGCTTTCCAATGGCCGATGGTCTGCTGTACTACTTCCCGGCTGCGCTGGCCGCTGTGGCCGAAGTGAGCCGCATAGGCAACGAACAGCATAATCCTGGCCAGCCCATGCATTGGGCGCGTGGCAAGTCCACGAATCACGCGGACAAGATCATGCGGCATCTGCTCGATGCAGGCACGCTTGACTCAGACGGCACCAGGCACAGCGCGAAGCTCGCATGGCGCGCGCTGGCGTTGCTGCAAGAGGAATTAGAGCGCGACGGCGCACCCGTGGCGCGCAATGCGCGGCTTCCTACCCAGTCTGGGTGCGAACATACCCAATGTGGGTACGTGTCAGAGCTGCGCGGCGGCTGATGTGGCCACTACGCTCGACAAACTCGACGACCTGGCCGCTAGTTTGGTTTCAGCCTATGCCCGAGAGGGCAAGTTTTGCGTCATCACGCGCGCAATGGACAGCGCCGATAGCGATGTACGGGTGATTGCCGTACAGACCGATGTCACCAAGCTGAGCGAATTTCTGCGCATTGCCGCGGATGTTCTTTTCGAAGGCCCGGCAACCGTGGTGCACAAGCTGCGACGCATCGCAAGGGACAGCTGAGGCCCAGCATGAGCTGGAACCGCCGCCATACCGATGAGCAGATTCTCGCAGCGTTGCGCGAGCATGGCAGCATTCGAGCAGCGGGCAGGGCGCTAGGCTTGTCTGATGGGGCGATACAGGGCCGCGTGGTTCGCCTACGCGCAGCGGGCCACAAGATTGAAGGTGCTGACCAGGCGTGTGCCGTAGTCGCACCAGCAGTCGACAAGGATCGCCGCATTCGTGAGCTTCAGGCTGAAGTCAAGCGGCTGAGCATTGCCGAATCCGAGCGCGAGCTGATCCGCCGCGTTGTCGGGAGAATCGATGCGCAAATTGGCATGGTCCCAGACTGGACCACGGCCAAGCCGCGCGCGGGAAAACTCGTGCACGGCATCCCGACGCTGATGCTGAGTGATCTGCATTTCGGTGAGGTCGTTTTCCCCGGCCAAGTGAACGGCGTCAATCAGTACACGACCGCGATCGCCAAGCGACGTTTGCGTCGTGTTGTGGATGGCAGCGTGAAGCTGCTGCGACAAACGCTTTCGCCCGGCGAATTCGGTGGCATGGTCGTCATCTTCGGCGGCGACATGGTCGAGGGTGTAATCCACGACGAAATTCGTGACACGTCCGACGAAACCGTTATGCAGGCCGTCATCACCCTGCACGATGAGCTGGTCCCGGCGCTGAAAGCGCTGTGCGACGAGTTTGGCAGGCTGCACGTTCCTTGTGTGGTCGGCAATCACGGGCGTCTGGATCGCAAGCCACGCCAGAAGAAAGGGCCGGCGCTGAATTTCGACTGGCTCATGTATCAGTTCATCGCCCGCACCGTTGGCGGTGATCCGAAATACAAGAGCCGTATAACGTTCCAGATACCTGACGGCTACGAATGCAGTTGGCGCGTGCACGGCATGCGCTACATGCTCACGCACGGCGACAGCTTCAAAGGCGGCGACGGTATCACCGGACCGCTGATTCCGTGGATGCGCGGAGACCTGAAAGCGCGCAAATCCTATGGCGCCATGGGGCTGCCGTACGACGTAATGGTCATGGGTCACTGGCATCAATTGCGCTACTTGGGCGGAATCGTCGTCAACGGATCGCTGGTGGGTTACAACGAATACGCTGCAAAGAACCATTTCGGTTTCGAGCCGCCGCAGCAAGCGCTATGGCTTACGCATCCAACGCGCGGCTTGACATTCCAAGAAGCAGTTTTTGCTGATGAACCGGCGCCGCGCGATGCGCGCGCATGGGTCAGTGTTCCGGCTGCAGCTTAGGGGAAAACTGATGTGCGACTGGCTAGCCAATCATCCCGGCGTATCGGCGATGCTGATTCTGGCTATTCCTGTTGTTGTCGGAATGATTATTGAAGCTGCCATGCACCGCGCAGCGCGTCGCAAGGAAGAAGACGTAGACGAACACGCTCGATTCCTTGGGGGTTGCTGAATGCGCGTTTTCCTGTTGGCTGTGGCGCTAGTTCTACTCATCGTCTTTCTGTTTTTCGTGAAGCTGGTGCACACAGTGCACGCGCAAGAACCGCAGGCTAACGTCGCCGAGATTACGGTGTTCGGAGAAATCCGCGACGACATGGCGATTCACGCAGCTGGCAAGTTGATTGCCGCATGTGAGGAACCTGGCAACGGGCCAATTCTCATCGTGCTCAATGGCCCTGGCGGCGACATCGATGCCGGCGGAATGATCATCGACGCCATGCAGCACTGCACAAAGCACCCGGTAAATACCTTATGTATCGGCGCGTGCCAAAGCATGGACGCGATCATCTTCGAGTACGGCAAAACAAGGACCATGTGGCCGCGCGCATTTCTGATGCTGCACAACGGTTATTTGAACGCCAGCGGATCACTTCCGCAGGTAGCTAATCAGGTCAAGTTGTGGAATTCGTACATTCCAGTTTATGAGCATGAGATCGCTGCTCGCGCCGGCATGACCTACGAACAATATCGCGCATTGGCTAACGACCAATGGTACGTGCGAGCCGACGATGCCGTGAAGGCTGGGCTCGCAGACGCCGTGCAGCACTAATTCCGGAGAGAAATCATGTTCACTTTCCTGTTCGGGCTTGCGCTCGGCTATGCAGTTGCGCACTTCGCCGCCGCACGAGTCGACGCTTTGCTGTTTGCGCTGCTGAGCAAGTTCAAGAAATGATTCCGGTTTGCGCTCGCAACAATAATCCGCTCAACTTGCGTGGCGGTCAGCCGTATGAGGGCTTGAGCACACCTGCGGTCGTTGACGGGTTCTGCAACTTCGTGTCGCCAGTGTTCGGCTTTCGGGCCGCGATTCGCAACTACATCACGAAATCGGATCGCGGAATTGACACGGTCCGCAAGCTGATTTCCGAATGGGCGCCGCCGGACGACAACAACGACACCGAGGCGTATATCGCTTCCGTGTGCAAGGCGACCGGCTTCAAGCCGGACGAAGTGATCGCGCTCAAGACGTGGGACGTGTGCAGTCGCGTTTGTTACGCGCAGGCCGAAGTTGAATCGGGCGCACCGTTCGAAACGTACTGGAAGCAATCCGACATGGCCGAAGGCGCATATCGCGCCGGCATCGTCGACGCTCCGCCGCCCGCGTCAAAACGCGTGCTGGCCAAAGCCGCCGCAGTTGGCGGTGCACTGAGTTCCGGCGCCGGCATGGCCGAGCCGTACATTTCCACCGCACTTCAACAGCCGCACTCGCAGACCGTGCAGATCGCGCTAATCGTGGTCGGCATCGCCTTGGCGGTGTTCGGCGCATTCCGCTCCAAAGGATAAATCCCATGAAAAACATTCTTGCTTCGCTGGCTCTGCTGGCGTTGGCGGGCTGCTTTGCTCAGTCGGCCTTCGCCAATACCGTACAAGTGTGCTCGGGCTCGCCCATCGTGGCATCACAGACGCAAGCGGCAGGCGGCTACACCGAAACGCTACAGTCTGCCGGCCTCATCACGGGTGGCGCGTGCCAATCTGCACCGCCGCCGGTTCCGACCAGCGCGACATGCCGGCAGGGTGCAGCTACGGACATCCCCGGAGTAACGCTGGTGTGCTCAGGCTCGTTCGTTCGTCATGCTGGCGGTTGTAATCCACTAGTGACCGGCGGCTGTCCGACCGTAAGCGGTCCATTCTCGTTCGCGAACGTGTTCGGCGCATGGCCTGGCGTGTACATCGCCAATGACCAGATATTTACGCTCGGGCTGAATCAGGCAATCTCGATTCCGTTCACGCCGTCGCCCGGTCATTCTGTCTCGTTTTTCGTCAATACGACGTACACGAACGCGCAGCAGAACGTATTCTCGATCAGCACCGAGCCCGGCCTATTCAACAATGGGCGCGCGAACGGATCGACAGTGGTATGTGCGCAGGGCCGCAACCCGAACCTTACCGCATCGTCGAATGGCCGTGCCGGAGTTGGATGCGTGCTCGAGCCGGGCAAGCAGTACTGGCTGAATATGCTACCTGGCGTCGTGTTCAACGGCGTTTTGCAGGTCTGCAACAAACAGCCGTGCATCGTCTCAGTGCAAGAGCAGCTGCAGAATTGAAATGCTCGCTCCTCATATCGTCGCCGCTCTATGCGCCAGCGTATCGGTTGCAGAGTATCGGCGCTCCAAGTTCGACACGGACCCAGACCTGTTCATGCTCGCGTGCATATTCGGCGCAGCGGCAGTGCTGATTGAGGTCGTATGTTGCTTCGCATAGCAGGATGGCTTGGCCTCGTGCCGGCGATTGATTGGTTATTCCTGGGCCTGTTCCTTTCGGCCTATGGCTACCACGAATACGCGCTGCACGAAAAAGGCGTCGAAGTAAGGAACGAGGATAGAGCGCAGCTCGTGGCAGCCAACGCCAAGGCAAAGGCCGACCACGACGCTCTGCAGGCCAAGATCGATGCCCAGGCAAGCGTGAGCAACGCTGCGCTACACGACCAGTTCGACAAGATACAAGCCGACTTACGCACGCTCGGCACATACAAGCCCAAGAAGCCACTACCGGCAGACTGCAAGCTCGACGCCGAGCGAGTAACACTGGCGAACAAGGAGCGCGGGCAATGATGCGCGCTATCGCCTTGTGCATACTGCTGACCGGATGCAACGCACTGCGCATCCTACCCAGCAAGCAGGAAGCGCTGGACCTACACATCGATCCCATGTGCTATGCGCCATGCACAGAGAGCGGTACGGCAGTGACGACTGACCCAGACAGCGCAGTAGTCGCAGCCATCGTCGAGTACAAGCTACGCCAGCAGTGCGAGCTACGCCGCAAGGCATGCACCGACGCACTCGACCGCGGCAAGGCAGCCAAGGCGATTCGGTAAATGCGCATGAATTTTTTTTTCATCGGCAATCGCGGGTCCTTTCTGGAGACTTGCGCGAATAGCGGGTAAAGACGACCGCATTTATCGTAACTGTTTGATCCGAAATAGTTTGTAAAGGGTTGCCGCATAGTGTCGATTGTCAGTGCCGCCCAGTTCGCTGAAATCATTGGGAAATCGCCGGCTTACGTTTCCAAGCTGATCGCTGCCGACATGCCAGTGCGTATACGTGGCGAGAACGGCACGGCACACGAGATTGACTCGACCGAAGCGATCGACTGGCTGATTCACAGAAACGACTCAGATCAATCTGCCAGCGACCGCCTGCGCATCGCTCAGGCCGAGAAGGCGGAGTTCGAAAACCTGGTGCGCCAGGGTGATTACATCAAGGCCGAGGCGCATGACGCCGTCATCGGTCACGTGGCCGGCGAGATTGCACAGCAAATGTCTGCGCTTCCTGGTCGGGTCG